TCACCCGACTACAACACCTCTGTTCAGCATAAAACGCCGAATATTTGCAGCCATCGACTGCACTTCAGGCTGCGTCATCGCTCGATTTGACCCGCACCAAAACGACAATTGCGCACCCAGGCACGGGCCGTTCCCGATATCAGCATCGTACGATCCACCCACCACGAGATTTGACGTTGCTACGTTATAGCCTGTCCCCATCGGGCCAGCAGATAACGCCTGGCTGGGAGCATTTGTGAGATCATAAAACGTCACCGTCTTGGTCGCCACAGACTGCACCAACGCCACCAAAATTGGGGCAGTCCCAATCGGAACAGGTATAGACGGGTTAAAAATTTGGTGGAGGGTGCTGAACCCAGAATAAACGCCCTGAGAGAAACCCTGCCAATTAAATGTGTCAGCTGATTGTGCATTGGCCTGCACCACAACGCCAGACAAGCTCGTCCCGCCCAGAATATTGCCGAACGGGATCACTCCCAGCATCCCAGCCACCACCGGATTGCCTTGGCCTGTTGCCGCTGTGGCTGCATTGAAAAAATCAGGCACCACAACTGCAAACGCGGTAAAATCGCCAGAACCGGGTAAATTACTGATAATCGCAGATTTAGTATTGTTTACGATAATACTGTTTGCGCGCACGATAATATCTGCTGCGCCCGTAACAGTTGGCGCTTTTGCACCTGCTGCCTGATTTATCAAGCCATCTGTAACGCTACCAGATCCAGTGCGATCTCCGAACACATACCAATCAGTAATCGTAGCGTCAGATGCAGGCACAAACTCCAGAGACCGCGCGAACGACGTATTTGCGAGAGAAATTTTCAGGCCCATATCAGGCTCCATAATGGGGGAAAGGGTTGCGGATACAGGTGCCATGCTGGGGGCGTGACGCAACAGACAACAGCTTCGGGGGAGACCACGCACCAGTCAAAACATCGGGCCATTTCCCAACGGCATCGCTGTAACTAATGCCGTTGCCCTGTGCATCTAGGTAAACACGCAGCATCGTGTTGCCGTCGGCATCATCACCGAGATACAACGCACTCGGCCCTTCCACTCCGCTACCCCAGCCTGCCCAGTTGCCAGAGGTCTGCACCGTGTACGGGCCAGTCGGGCTGGTGGCTGTGGCGATCTGGATTTGACGCGCGGCTTCATCCTTGAAAAACAGTACCCACTGCCCCTTGATGCACAGCGGGAAACTGTCGATAACCTGCGGATATCCAGCTAGCGTGATGAGCTGCGGCACCGACCACGAAATTAACAAATCATCCAGCGGATGCATCTCGTAAACCTGGCTGCCGCCTGTCCCGATTATACAATGCACCACCAGCCGCAATTGGCCGTCCGCAGGGTCATGGTACCATTCCGGTGCCCACGTTTGATGTGCCGACACGCCATTTAGCGCACACTGCACGTCTGTCACAAAATCCCAGTGCCGACCGTCCGTAGACTGCCAGACTGAAAACCTGTCTTGATAACCCGCGGCGAACGAACTCGCAGTGCACGCCAACACAAACCGGCCGCCATGATACGTGATACTGGCGTCTCGCATTGTGTGTTCGGCATCAAACAGCATTTCCGTTGGCACATGCTGCCACGCCACGCCGTCGTCTGACGACAACATCACCAGGCCCTCAATACCGCCCGCCTCGTTTCCGGCCTGCGTCGTCTGGAACGCGCTATAAAGAAAGCGCCCAAATACCGGCTGCAGACTGTGTTTGGACTGCAGCGCACGCACCACGTCATCGTATTCTCGGCCCGTCAGAACACGATCCCACACCAGCAGTTCAGCCAGATCGCCAACGAAAAAATCAGTGAGAATGCCTGATGCTGAATATGATGCACCAATCAGACCGCCGCTACCACCACACACTAATGGTGTTGCCGTAAGCGCCCGCGCAACGGGCGTTGCGTGCGTCAAACCCACAGCCGCCGCAATGGTGTCTCCGTCATACGTCGCGCCGAGTATCTGCCAGTGCCCCAACGCTGCATTAAGCCTACCCGCGAACCCACTCACAGACGCAGACGTGCCAACCTGCAGCCCTTGCGCCCGGGCATACGCTCCGGGCACTCCCATTGGAATATACCCCCGCAACGACCACGCTGGGGTGCCAGCAGTAGCGCTATCGCTCCCCATAATGACCGGCTGCGCAGAGGCAGTCGAAACCGTATTGCGATAGACTGCAATAATAGTGCCCGGCGTAAATGGCAGCGCATGCGAGAGCGCTGACGTGCCGTCAAACCGCACGGCATATCCGGCTGCTGTCGCAAACCGCACAGGCGTGCCCGTTTTGACAGTAACCTGCCACGGGCTGGCAACACGGCTAGACCACGATTGCACCACACCACTGTCGTCAGTAACAACACCCACAGCAGCGTCCAGCCATAGCGCAGGCGCGTGCTGTGCAATCCGTTGCTCGTAGTCCGGCGCGTCCAGATCCACGTAGGAACCGTCAGATCCCACTAACCGCAGTGCTGACGGCTGGGAGGTATCAGCATCCAATGCGCTGCCGTCACACAGCCCCAACCCCAGCACATGCAGTGCTCCATCCTGCGCAACCTGCAGCGCAACATTGCCAGCCGCATCCCGGATCTGGAAAGGCAGCGCGGCGTCTGCCGATATTTCATGACTACCCACCAGGACAGATCGCAGCGCGTAGAGAGACTGTGCCACTGCCACCCATGAGGCACGAGCAAAATACTGCCAGTGGCCGTTAGTAAACCAGATACCGTCACCAACATTCCATGCTGCCGCACCGTCTACAGACGTTGTGCCGGCCACCGCCACCAGATACAGATCTCCCTCATTCCCCACACCACTATCCAGTTGGGGGCTATTTTTTGCGGCGTCCCAATATCCGCAATAAACTAACGGGGCGTCCCCATTCAGGGCCGCAGTCAGCATCACTTTAACCGCAGCGGCATCAGACGTAACGCCAGCAACCGCATTGGTTGCAGACGCCAGCAGCGGCACAGCCTGATCTGCAGCAGTTTTTGCATCAGCAGCATGCTGCTCTGCCACAACTGCAGATTTATCAGACTCAGCCGCAGCACCTTGAGACGTTACAGCTGACGACGCGGCTGCAACCACATTGGCTTCCAGATCATTGATATTTGTCCCGATATTTGCAGCCGCCTGCATTGCTGCCAGCTGCACAACCGCATCCAGAGACAAGGTGATCAGTTCGTCGTCGGTTTTGGTGATGAGCAGTTGCCCCTGGTCATCAACCCGGACATCTGCAATCCCGACACCAGGAGTGCCGGGCGTACCGGGCGCACTCCCAGCAATCAGGACATTAACCGGCCCGTTACTCTGCGCCTGATCCACACCAATACTCATTGTGTCACCCTATCCACGATTGCAATCGTGACCGTTCCTGTTTGTACAATTGTGCCGTCCAGTTTGCTGATACGCACATCCGTGCGCAGCATTCCTAATGGCCAGCCGGACGTGTCGCCCGGATAACTCAGTGTGTATGTGCCGGGCTGATCCGGAACAGCCGCAGGCACCAGTGGCGCAATCAGCGCGTTCTGGCTGTCCCTAAGTTCCGCAGCAATTACCGCGCCACCCAGATCAATCGGCGCGCCCTGCGCGTCCTGATTGATGCACGTCACCAAAAATGTAGTGCCGCGCTTGAACACAAAATCGCTCATGACGGGTAACCGAATGATGTTACAGTTACTTCACCGCCCTGCGCCCATGCGCCATTAGTCGGATATTTTGCCCATAGCCGGGCCTGCGTATTATTTTCGACTACAGCAGACACAGCATACACATTTGCTCCTGTGTCACAGGCTGTCACAAATGAATGCGTTTTCCATCCCGATGGAATATCAACAAGCCAACCTGCTTCTGGGCAGGGGCTTGGTATGGGTGCAGAAAAAACTTGGCAATGCATCCCCTCTGGCAACGGCAACTCTGATTTCAGAGCACAGTTGTTGATCTGGTTTTGTAGGCTGGCATCTGCCTCTTCGCGAGCATTCGCCTCAGATATAACAGCGTTTACTCGCGCCTGCGTTTCAGCCTGCACGTCAGCGTTCCATGCCAACGCCGCGATCTGCGTATTGCCAGAATATGCAAAATATGCGCGCCCATCTTCTGGATTAACACAGATAGATGTCCCTGAAATCGCGCCCGTGATACCGGGATTGGTGTTTGCAACAACCCCGTCAAGATCAGCAGCCTTTAAAAACTTATTTCCATTCTGGTCATAGATGTAACCATCACCACGAAAATAGAAATTTTCTTGCGTGCCATCAAATGCCGTAAACTGCAGGAGTGCGCCTACTCTGTAATCGCCCCCTTTGCCGTTTACGTCTGCCACAGATAACGAAACCGCCATCTTGCCGTAGCCGCACGCCGTTATCCCATCAGACCATACATAATCGCCAACCTGAATAGCTCCACCAGCTCCAGATCCACCAGACATCACGCGTGCATTGCCAGCGATAATCCAACCATCAGAGGTTACCCACGCTGCGGTATCACCGCTTTTGAGGAAATAACCTTCTTCAGATCCTGACATGATCTTGTTAATAGCTTTAAATACTTGCGTCAGATCATCGGCATCAGGCGTCAAACCTGCGCCTGTAATGAGATTCATGAGCTCTTCTTGCACCGCTGTGCGATCTGCCGCGATCAGCGATGTGCCTGCAATTCCGTTCGGCTTGTCGCGATCCTGATAAACGCGCTTTCCATCAACGGTGATATATCCAGCGGCTTTCGTCCTATCCATCAGGCTGCCTCATCTGCGTATTCAAATACAATTTCTGTTTCCGCCTGTTTGTTGCGCAATATCGGGCATTCCAGACCGGTGTTGCGGTTGGGCAGCGTAATCACGACAACAGCCAGATCAGCTGGCGTGCTGCACACAGCAGCAGCGCAAACCGCATCATCACCATCGCAGACATAGGGTTCGATCTCGGTGATCGTGATGTGATATCCGGCTGCGGCTGCCAGTTGCTGATAGTAGGCGAGCGACTGGCCGCCAGATGCAATCCAGCGCTGGAACGCCAGTTGCTGGCGCTGCGCAATCGTCAGCACGCCTTGGTCACGTCCGCACGGATCTGGACCTAAAACAGCCTCATAATCAGCCAGCAATTTTGTCGCGTTTTGCGGGCTGATTTCCAGAGCCAGAGATTCAATATCCCCCTCAATCTGCGCCAATGTTGCGCAGAACGGCAGCAGCAATTTGGCTAGGTTCCCATCAGCGCTGCGGTTCCATGGTGCACCAGGCGGAATGAAATCGCTCAGCCACTCAGCACGGATGTCATCAGCCGTCCTGCTCATGATGCGGTCTGCCACGTTACCGTGCCTAGAACGGCCAGTTCATTGTTCGGCAGCGTTTCGTCAGCAGTCGGGTTCAGCAGGTCATTGCTGTTGCCATTGATAGTGCTGATGATCGCATCTAGTTCTTCGCGATAGATGCGCCCGCCAATACCTTTGCCGGGATAATACACTGTCAGCTGAGCGGTAATCTGATCACGCGCATCAACCGTGTCTGGGTCTAGCTGGATCGTCACGTCACGTGTGACAATCTGCGCCGCAACCACATACGCGTTCCCACGCACAGGCCGCACACTGTCAATATAGGCCTGTATTTGTTGCACCTGGGCATCCGTGGCCGCAACAGGTCCGTTCATAGCTACAACAATGCCAACAGTGCCTGCACCCAGCCAGCCCGGCACTACGTTCACGTATGCTGCACCGGCTTCCTGAGCCCATTTCTGGTAATCGGCAACTGTGCCGCCACCATCGGGGTTGCGAATATTGGCGATAATACGTGCACGCCACGCCTCTACGGGCTCAATCGCAGCACCGCCCGCAATCCCTTGCGGATCTACAATGGCAGACGTCACGCCAGCCACAGGCGTTACAAGGGTCAGTTCCGTCCCTCCGGCCAGATTTCCAGATGTGCCGGTAGCACTCGCCCGCACGGGCGCAGATACAGTTGCACCTGCAGCAATGCTCGTGGCAGTTGTGACCAGCCACTGAATTGCGCCATCAGAAACCAACGCTGTATCAATGGGCAGCGTCACTGCTGAACTGGCCGTTACCAGCACGTTGCCAATAGCGGCCGTTGCCGCCTTGCGCGGTGTGCTCCACATTTCGGCATGCTGCGGCAACAGGCCGTTTTCCGTTGCTGTGGTGACCAGCAATTCCAGACAATAATCCCGCTGCCACGCATAAACCTCACGCATAGCCAGCGCCCACACAGCACCCAGAACCTGCTCTAATGTGGCAGGCGCATTTGGGTCCAGACGTACAATCGTGCCGTCATCGGCAACAAACTGCTGCGCCAGCATCGCGGATGCCAGACGTTGAACCAGCTGCTTGGTTGTGGGAATTGCTAAGGGCATTACGCAGTGCCCACTTGGCGGGTGACAGACAAAGCCCCAACAGAGCATGTCACGGCAATACCACCAGTCCCTGCAAAGGCTGCACTGGTGGCAATTTCAACATTCCAGAAGGATGCAATGCTGTCAGTTGCTTCAGCCGCGTAGGACGCAGCATGCAGTCGATCAACGTCTGACATTTTGCCGCGAGACAGAAGCCAGCTTCTGCTGCCCAGTCGCACGCCATCTTCCAGCAAAATATCGCCAATCCATCCGCGCCGGGCCAGAATTCCCTGACTCTGGCCCGGCAGTAATGGCAGATCTGTAGGCAATACGTCATCCGTTGCCGCGCGCCTGTCTGAACACAGGGCAATCAGCATGGAGGTGCCCAAGGTACGATCAACCGCGAGCGTGCCCCGGCCTGCGCCGGATGGCTGAATAACAACATCCAGCTTGCCGGTCGCATCGGTCTTCATTTTCAGGGTTGTCGGGGCACTGCTCTGCATGCCGCTGATTATAAATCAAGACGAAAGCATGCATTACCAAGCATGTTTTCGACATCAGGTTGGCGCTGAGGTAGGAGATCCCGGTTCGCCGCTGGTATGCGTGTGGTCTTTCAGGCTGACTGCATCAGCCACAACATCTTTCTTGCCTGTCACAGTGCCACCAGATGTGACGTCACCTGATACGGACAGATCGCCCTGCACGGAAGCCCCATCTTGGGTGACTGTCAAAACAGTCTGTCCGGCAACGCGCACCAACATTTGTTGGGCAGCATCTACCATCACAATCTTACCGCCTTGCAGGAAAATCTTCTGGCCGACGCTGTCATACAGCACTGTTTCGCCTTCAGCCAGATTACCCATACGGGCTTTTTCAGGATTGGACGGAGGCAAGGCAATAGGGTCGCTATGGTCTCCGCCTGCGTGCAACATGACTGTAATGGCACCATCATGCGGAACATGGCTGGCCAAGCCGTAAATTTGATAAACGGGCACCTGTGTGCGTGTGCGCCCCACATGGGTATCAACCGTTAGCGTCTGGTTCGCGCCACTGTCATCCAGATCACGGACAACACCGCGCACAAACAGATTGCGCACCCCCATAAACAGACTTTGCAGCATGCGGCTCATTTGGCGCTCGCATTTATCAGGCCGCTGCGGCGCGTGCCTTTTTTCACGCGGTCAGCATCACCTGTCAGATCATACGTGTCAGGTGGCACAACGCTAATGCGCGTGGTGTATCCTTCCTGATCTGCCACGTAGGTTACAGCCGCAATCAACATGTCCTGATCTAATCCGGCATACGGGTCTTTCACATAAACCAGCGCGTTAGGCAGCCACAAATCACCATTCGCGCCTGCATATCCCTTCACTGTGTAAACCCGCATTGTGCCGTGCGCACGTGTTGTGCGCATGCGCCAATCGGCCTGATCCTGCACCGTCCACGGCGTTGCATCCGTGCGCGGTTTCCGTGCCTTACGTGACGGCCGACGTGTGCTTCCATGATAGGCGGCAGCAACCGGACCCGGATCTGCTGTCAGCCCTGAAGCACTGCTGTCCAATTGTATTTCAGGTGCTGTTTGCGCTGCAACAGATCCTCCAGATTGTGTGGCAGCCTGAAAAACGACAGGACGGTAGCGCCGCATGGATGGATCTATGGCATGCCCCAAACACAGCACGGCACGTGCTTCATTGTGCGTTGCAGTAGGCTGTGCTGGCGCCGTGCCATTATCATCGGACAAAGGGGATGCTGTTGCATCCAGAGCAGCTTTTTTGGGCCTTAAAAGGCTCTTAAAAGCCCCTTTAACAAAGATGTCGGAATAATGCTGCCGCACATCAATGTTGAAATCCAAACGGGTAATATTAACACCGACCCGCAAATCTTCAGGCGCGCGTGTTGTTCCTGCCTTGGTCAGTTTCAGGCCGCCTATGCCATCAGAAACAACTAAAACACCGCGCTGACGGCTCAGCTTCTCAATGGTGCTCATGGCCGGTTCCGATGGCTCAACGGCAACCAGAGTGAACGGTGCGCCTGGGTCAATATCGCTGGAAACGGCAATCCCAAATGGCTTTACCAAATTGCCGACAACTGTTGTCAGATCAATCTGTCTGTATTCACCTGGTCCCAATGGGGCTGCACAGCAGTCCACCAGATCCCCAACAACGTCACGGCCCGAAAATATCATGCCTTCGTCATCGCCGCCGCCGTTGTCAGAAATCGCGCCCTGAATATTGTCAACATAGCCACGCAGGACAGTCTGCCCCGACACTTTTATGAGAACCTCATCATTCTCCCGAATACGCGCAAATTCAGGCACGTCTCCGCCAAATGCTTCATACAGGCGTTCTGTATCCAGATATCGGATACGGAAGGCACCGGCGATATCTGCCAGATCCCGACCGACCTCACAGGCTGTCCAGTCGTGCAGCGTCACGCCGTTGACCTGAACCGTCATCAGGCGGGTTTTTGTTGTTACCGAAACTGTCATGCCACGTCCGTTGGCTGCAGCACCTGCACGGTGCCCGGTCCGCACAATGCTGGGTGAGAGAGCTGATTGCGCACAATCAGATCAGCCCACACATCCTCCACTTCCTCCGGGTTTTCACCGGCAATCGCATACGCAACCAACCAGGCGCTCATCTGCCGCGAAACAGGAACATTCAGAACTGCAGGCAGACGGCCAAGACGTTCCGAAATATCGGCCGTGATTGCTGCCTTGGCATCCTGCAGGGCTGCCAGAAGCCCACTGGTTGGAATGCTGGCACCAGTGGTTGCATCCAGCGCTTCAATATTGTCGGCCAGTGTATCCAGAGCAGCCAGTAACGTATTACGCCAGGACAACGCATCCTCTTGGCTCGTGTAATCAATGCCAGAAGCCACAGCCACAGCCTGCGTCACGGTGAAAACCTGTGACGCCAGAGACAGAGAGAGCACAGCAGCCGGAGACGCCCCTTGAGCGGCGGCACTTTGGCCTGCACTTTGCAACTGATCACTGCCTGATAACAGTAACGAGGCTGTGGTGCGCGGATCTAGGGCATCATTCTGCGTTCCGCTCACTTCCTCGGCCGGAGCAATGGCGGCCGTGGCATCGGGAGAGGCCGCCGCGACTAATGCGGCCGGAACACCTACCAGCAAATCCGAAACCTGATCAGCAAACGTGGTGTCTGTGTTTGAAACAGGAACCGTCACGCCTGTGCTTAACGCATTCAATGGGGTTGCTGCTGCACTCTGCACATTCAGCTGTGCGGTAGATCCGGTCAAACCATCCCACACCCCATGCGCCTGATTGATTGTGCTACTCACAGCACTCACCAGAGCCAGTGGCAGCGTTAATGGTGACAGCACATTCCGCACCGTTAAAACCGCCTGATCCACCAGCGCATCCGCCTGTGTCAGAACATTGGTCAGCGTATCCGTAATGCTGCTGAATAGCCCCTTATCTGCGGTAACTTGGGGCGCACGCACGAAAATGGCTTCAAACGTGGCAACACGGAGGGAACGGTCAGAAAATGAAACCGTGCCAGGCTGCAACAGCTTACATTGCAGAACACCCCACCATGGATGCACCAATGTGCCAGTTCCGGCCGTCATCAGAGCGGCACGCATCCGCTTGGCGCGAATAACGTAATCATCTCCAACAATAATGCCCTGCACACGGATTGGCCCGTCAAATGCGCCAAAATCCTGTGTGCGAAAATCATCACGGCCAGGAAACCAGATCTGCACAATCCGGCGACCTGCCTGATCCTGCGAATTCGGCATGAAAAATGTCACACCGCGCCAGCTGGCCGTAGCCAGAGCAGATCCGATCAGGCCAGCACCCAAACTACCTACCAGGCCAAGCTGACTACCAAGGGAACCAGCACCAAGCCCTGCCATACTCAATGCACTGCTCATGGATTGTTCACCATGCGCCCTCGGTCAGGCGCGATGCTGACAGATCCACGCGGCCCCGATGTCTGGCGTACAGCCAATCCCGGATCATGCGTCACGTGCAGCCCAAACTGCGCACCGCTGCCCGCAGGCATTCCGGCCGGAACTGGAGATGGTGCGCTTGGATGCGCCAGCCAGGAATCCATGGCATGCCCAATTTTAGTAGAGGCAAACCACTCGTCCATGGCGTGCAGCGGCTGCATCAAGATGTGGCCAAGCCACTGCGCCCATCCGCTGATCCAGTTTCCCAGACTGGTCAGCATGGGTTTGATTTTATCCCAGTTTTTCCAGGCTAGATAACCCACGGTCACGGCTGCTGTTACGGCCGCAATAGCAATGCCAACTGGCCCCAAACCCGCAACAACGCCAACACCCAAACGCCCGATCCACATCAACAAACTGCCCAAGCGTGCAAACGGCATCTTTATGATGCTCACGCCTAGTCGGGCTAAACGCGACAGCCAGCCAGCAGTCAACGCATCCACCAATGTAAAACCCGCCTTCAGCGGAATCATTACAGCACCCAGAGCACCCAATGCAGCAGTCAATCCCAACACTGCACCCACACCGGTTACCATCGCTGTAGCCGCTCCATGCACGTGCTTGTCTAACCAGACAAATGTATTGGATATAAGATGCAGAGCTTTTGTCCCGACATTAAGAACAGGAACAAACGCTGTGCCAATCTGACGTTCAACCTGCCCCAGAGCATCTTCAAATGCCTGCACCCGGATCAATGTTGACTGCAGGCCAGTATCATAGTCTTTGGTAATCATCTCTGGTGAGGTTTGACCAATTTTTGTTTTGATAGATTCATATTGGTCAAAGTGCTTTAGGAGCGCAGATGCCGCACCAATATCTTGCTCGTTACCAAATAGATCGGCAACTGCCCTTAATCGGGTCGTTTTATTGGCGATTTTCTGAATGGAACCCAGAACATCTTCTAATGGATTAGTACCTGCCTTTTCTGCATTCTCAATCACCCCAATCATATCCACGCCGTATTTTGAAAACCGATGCTGGGCATGTTTTGAGGTGAGGGTTGTCATAAACTGATTGAGATAAGCAGTTGCTTGCCCTTCTGATCCCGTACTTTTCCGAATAACAGCCAACATTCCAGCAAGGCCGGAAAGACCTTCTGTCCCGTGCACACCAAGCCGACCAGCTTGGGCCGCCACAACAGGAAAGAGCGGTGCCAATTGCTCCATTGGTAATGCAGCTTCTTTCCCAACACGCGCAACTTCAGCTAATCCTTTGGGTAATGTTTTTTCATCAATTCCTAAGTTTTCCTGAAGGGCGAATGCCGTCTTTGCCACTGCTTCAGGAGCCGCATTATATGCAGTGGATATTTTAGCAACTGTTGGTGTGAAACTCATAATCCGATCAAGCGAATACCCTTCCATACTGAAGAAAGATGCCGCTTTCACTAGATCTGTGCTACGTTGGCCCGTTTGTTGAGCTATTTTGTTTATGCGCTGGCCAAGATCATGTGCGAATACGACATTATCTTGGCCAGTCTTGCCTAATGTGATCCCGATATGCGTCAGATCGTTGTCGTATTCAGCCGCAGCGTGCACGGGTGCCAATACACCAAACCCGGCTGCTGCTGCGCCAAATGCGCTGCCCAGGCCTTGCTGAACAGCATCGTGAAATCCCTGTCCGGCGCTTTTCACTCCGCCAGCATAACTGCCAGCGCCAGAACGCACGCGCGATACGGCAGCCTGCAGGCGCTCCATGGCAGTTACGCCCTGCGTTGCAGCCGCTTCGGCTTCCATGCCGATTTTACCAATGCCGGTTGTGGCCGTCACAGCAGACGCGCCAGTTTCGTTCAGCGCTTCGTTCAGTCCTGTCACGCCCTCGGTTGCAGCCTCAGCAGCACCTGTTGTGCGTGTCAGTGTTTCGTTAAGAGCTGTTGCGCTTTCAGTTACCGCTTCCGTGGCTCCCGTCGTGCGCGTCAGCGTTTCATTCAAACGCTGTGTTGCCTGGGTGGCGCGTGCAACGGGCTGGGTGAATTCGTCAAATGGGTTTGCTGCCCGCTGCATACGCGCCAGCGTTTCATCAATGCGGGATAAAACAGCCTCAACACGCTGCAATGGTTCAGCAGAACCAACTGCAAAATCAAGTTGAAACTTGGCGCGTAGATCAGATGACATCAGTTCCTCTGGGCTTGCTCAATGGCTTGCCTCTGCCGTTCACACAGCCCCTGCAGCGACACACTCCAGAAAGCGATATCGCGCGGCCGCATCTCCAAGATTTCAGCCGCGCTCAGTCTTAATTCGCGGATGAGGCCTGCGAGGATGATGTTCCACTCGTCTGGCCATTGTCCAAAAAAGTGCCTGCAACCTCAGCCAGCAGCAGATAATCAGATGCCGTCACGTTATTGACGAACGCATCGCCCATGGGGCCAGACAACTGCATGGATGCCAAAATCATGGCTTCAGTGCGCGAGCCTTCGCCTTTGGCATTCAGCATCGCCACCATGTCTTTCCCCTTCAGGGGCATCATCGTGACAATGGTCACTGGCGCGCCGTCAGTAGTAAGCTGCACAGGTGTTGACAGCTGAACACTGACAGCACCCGTGCCATCAGTGCTTTTCGTAACGGCAGGATTGGAGAACACGTCTGTTTTATCGGTCATTTTACGATCTCTGAATATGTTGAGAAATTCCACGTGACAGGGCATTTGCCGCCATCATCTGTCATTGTGGGCGCATCTGTGATGAACGCATCCGGGCTCACCCATGTCTGCCCGGTATCAGCTTTGAATTGCAGCTCGCCTTCATCGCCTGGGCTGAACGTCGCCAATGACTGGCCTTTCAGAAGCAATGTTGTGGCTTTTACTTCACCGGCCTGAAATTCCTGGCTACGGTGCGCCGTCATTCCGGCTACCTGTGTCACGTTGCGGACACCGGAAAGCCGAAGGGAACTGCCTTTCTGGCAATCGTATTTCTGGCCATTCCACCAGACGGCAACAATACCTACGGACTGGGCCATTCTTACACCTGCAATTCAATGGAGCTGGCGAGTACAATCAGGCTACCAATCACTTTGATCGGCAGCTGGCAGTTCACGCGGTCTCGGTCTGTCGCGTCGCGCTCAAAAACAGCATGGGCACCAAGCGCGTCCGCATCTTCAATCCAGCCTGCGGCCTCATACAGCTTCGTCTGGCCAACCCATGATCCCAGCAAACTGGATGGCGTCACAACATTCGCGCCCGCGACATTCACCAGCACAGATCCATCATCTGCCAGTTTTGCGCGTGGGTAGGTTTCTGTAACGTAGGTATTCCATTCATACCGCACACGGCTGGCCGTTTTCGGAACCATGATATCCAGCCACGCCGTAGTAGGCACGCCTGCATCATCCGTCTGGCGTGTTGTCACCACACGTTCCAGCACAACGCGACCGTCCTGCGTCACGTTGAATGTGCTCATACCTTTGCTCAGCAGCACATTGCGCATGTCATCATCAAACAGATCCGCATCATCTGGCGCCATGCCAGCCAATGCCGTCAGCTCCAGTGTGCGCAGCTGGCGGGCAGGATCGGTGTTCAGTGCGGCAGATGCAACGGCACACAAAGACGCAGCTGCTGACCACGGAGAGAACCGGGCATTGGCTGCGGGTAAAACAGACATGAACTCACAGTTCAGGCTGGCTGCCAGTGTTAGTGCTTCGCCATACGTTGCACGCACGCCAACGTAAACATGCGCATCTAGCTTTGCCATCGCGCCAAACCGGCGGCGGCTTTCTGTTGCCAGTTCAGTCAGGGTGTTTCCGTCATTCGGCAGACACGCAATGTCGGTGTACCAAGTGTTGCTGACCGCAGCGAGCGCACCGGAAATATCTACTTCACCTGCGCCTGCGGCAGTTTGTGCAACAGTCAGGTTCATACCTGCAACGCCATCGCCATATTGCGTGCTCACCCGCACATCAATATCGCTGACCCACGCGCCCTTATCGACAGATGTCAGGCTCAGAACGCCAGATGTGGCGTCTGCCTTTGCTTCCACGCCAGTGGAAACCACCAGATCATCTGTCCACGCGGCAGCCAGAGCTGCCCCAACATCAGCGGCTTTCATGCCACTGGTCACAGTAGCGGCAATGCGTAGGCCAGATACATACAACGCCACTGTGCCAGAACCCGTTGCCGTTCCCTCTGGCGTTACAGTCCATGTGGCTGCAGCTCCTCCCGCTGGCGCTGCAACCATGATCAGATCCGCCAGCGTGTAGGGTGCGTCTGCGGCAAATGCAGCAACCATCTGTGCCGTTGCAGATCCTGCACCCGCCAGTGCCTGCGCCTGTGCTGCGCCGATGTTAGGGTAAACCGTCAGCGGTTTTCCGGTGCCAGACGTGCCAACCACCCCAATCAGCAAAACACGTAAGGGCATCGCCGTCAGGGCTGTTCCTGATGTTTTGACAACAACCTGCGCATACGCACCAGGCACGCGCCAGCCGGTTGGCACCTGCGCTACATCAATGCTCATTTTGGAGATGCCTCCTTAGTCGCGGAGACAGCCACAGGCTTTGTCTCGGTCACAGGTTTGGCATCAACACGCACGATATCGCCAAAACGCAGCAGGCGTGCCCAGAACGGATCACGCTCGTTTACGCTGAACACACCCGCAGGACATTTCCTCCCACGCGCATCCAGCACCGTGCGGCCCTTTGGCACGGCTACTTTTACAGTCATTTTTGGTCTCTCACATTCAGAACGGCATCTGGCTCAGCCTGACCGTTCACCTGGGATTTCTCTGCCAATTGCAGAAAATCATTCAGTCCATCCAGCATGGCCGCATCAGAACCGGCATCAAAACCCACATCTGGAAACACGATGTTCAGAGCCACCAGGGCCATGCGTTCTTCCAGCCAGTCCGCTGTGGGCGGCAATTCAGCAACCTGCATTTCGGCAGTGCCAACACCGTCTAGCGTCCAGCCATCCAGCATTGCCGCCGCCATGGACATAACACCGGCAACGCCCATGCCACGCAGCTGGCCGCTGCCAAGCATCAACGCTTCAGGTGTGTTGTGCTGCAGGGCAATAAATACCGGAAATGTCAGATCGCCACGGAAAAACCCCGAACTCAGACGGGAAGAGCGCTTCCATGATGCAAATGACACCGCCACCAAGGGGCTGGTTTTCAAAACCGCATCCCACATTTTCTTGCCCGCATTTGGCGCAATGATGTGATGTGTGAAAATCTTTTCCTGAAAGGCAATTTTAAGCCTGTCTGAAAGAGCTTTCAGCACAAATGCAATCGGGCCGCCATTCAGCAGAAAGTCTGGATATTGGTTATCTGACAGCTGTCGCGTTACCATAGCTTGTTTGCCCTTATGGAGCACGGGCGCGCAGCCACACGTGACCACGTGTTTGAACTATCGTTCACAGCAGTTACGTCCAGTGTGGCGCGGCCCGCACCAATATCCGCCAACCATTGCAGGGAATCCTTGCGGCCAATCCTGATTTTATCGGATGGATCGACTGCTTCTCCCTGACACAGCTCGTAGCGTGCCAATGCGCACACAGCGCGAACAAGAGAGAGCTGACGCGGCCGAATTGGTAACGCATACCGGCGCTGGAGATAGCTATCCGCAACAGCAGACGCTTCTTCCAGAGCACGGTTGATACGTTCCACATCCATGCTGCCGCGTTCGCGGTCCAGCGTAGCTGTGGCATCGCACAGTTCCTGCTGGCCGAAACGGTCAATCATGTCCTGAATGGTGGCGTAGGCCATCAGGAAACTTCCACGATTTCCAGCAGCGGTTCACTCCGCATTGCGTTCAGCTGCTTTTCGGTCAGTTTGCGCTTCGGGTAAACGGCTACCGATGGATGCTCGATACCGGCACGCCGGAAGCCGGGATCACGGCACACCACAATAATTTCCCCTGGGCGAACAACACAGCGGTGCCCATTGGAGGTCACACAAACTGCGTGCTCAAAGGTTTCCACCGCTTCTTCAAGCGCCTCTTCACGCAGATCCGTAGTCTGTTCTGCCCCTTCTTCAGGAACTGACGAGGAAAGATCAGAAATCTGTTCCTGAACTTCCTTATTTACCAGATCCTGCAATGCGTGATCCTGCTCAGGAGACGAAGCATCAGTCGCAGGTTTGCGATTTGGAGAACGTGCCATGTTTATGCTCCATTACCACCGTTCAAGCGCGGCGCTACAACCGGCGTCACAATGTCCTCAGCCGGGTTGGAACCCGGCAACCATGTCTTGCCATCGGGAGCCAGCACTGGAACCATGCCGCCCTTCACCACAGCATTCGCCTGACGCCTAAGAGTGGATGGCACAAACAAATGTGTTGGCTGAATGCCATAAGGCTCACCATCCACGCGGCGTTGGAGCGCCATGGCCGCAATAGCATCAGAAAGACTTTCAACCGTCAGGGGACGGATGGAACGATAGGCAAATTGATACATGCCGCAGCCTGCGGCACACCGGCCGTCAATGCCCCACACGAATTCCTTTTCGCTGAAAACATTTCCGTCTGTGAGCTGTGTCTTGGGCGTAATCGTGAACGGCCGGCGGTTCTGGTAAATGATCGGCTTCAGAGGATCATCACATTTGAACAGATACCATGCAGGCCCGGCGGTTTCGCCTTCCTGCGGGATAGCATTGTTTGAATAGGATGTTTCCTTGCCATTCTCATCATAAGTGGTGTGATCAGCATCAAAGAAATACTGACCGTCCATGCACTTTGTGGTCGTACCACTGTTGATGATCCCATATGCCAGCTTATCCGGCATGATGGCAGCCTCTTTACCCAGCTGAGCAAGAACAGGCTTGTAGATCCCGAACTGATCATCTTCCAGATCGTCCCGGTCAATTGCCAACGTATTTTCATATGTCTCGTTGACGACAGAAAACGCACCTGCCTTGAGACGATTGATGACGCGCGAACCAACCCATTTCCGCATGCCAGGAAATTCAGCCAGACGCGGATAGAAATTCGCGCCAGATTTGGACGGCACGTTCATGACAAACGGCCCGCTGGTGGGCGTCGCCACCTGAAGGAACTTATTAAATTCAGTTCTGATCTCAGTGGTCAGACCCTGAATATTTGGAGAATTGATTTCCATACTTCAGTCCACCAGCACAAACGGCGTGCCGTTTTCATCAAACCCAACCAGAGTGCCGACCTGCAGACGGGCAGCGCCACTGGTGGGTGTTTCGGTCAAGGAGACAGTTTCATCATCCACTGCGTAAACGGGCTTTTTCACATCAGCCCACGTGGGTTCCGTATCAAACGGCAATGCCCAGGCACCTTTTTTCAACCAAACATGGCCAGCGCCCACAGCAGGGCCAAACGTGTTGGGAGTGCCTGTATTGTCCTGCCCATGCCGAGCAATGCCGCCAATCGCCACAATAGCCTTGGGCGTGCCAGTAGCTCCGGCCTGCACAATGGACCCATCTGCGCACACGCCACAAATGGATCCACGATACACTTTGAAACCCGCAGCAACAGGCAATCCGAATTCAGGATTGGCTGCAGACTTCTTTTCCTGAAGGACGCGATCAGAGGTTAGCAAAGCTTTTCACCTCCGCATCACTGAAGACGAGGCCAGGCGCGATAGGTTTGCCCTTCGCATCTTTATTCGGCTTATCTGCACCGCTGGAATGGCGGCTCAACTGGTCGTCAGGAACATCAGGCAAGTTCGCAATGATGCTTTTCGCCAGATCAACCTTGCCTTCAGCATGCAACGTGATCAGGTCGGCCTTCAGCGTGTCATTGATGACCTTTCGGGTCATTTCATTCTCGACAAAGCGGGTGGCTTCCGTGGTGGCGACCTTGCCTTCCAATGCCTGCACCTTGCTTTGCAGTTCTGCGTTTTGCTGCGCATGGGTGCTGAGCTGTTCGGTTTTGGCACGAAGAGCTGCCAGAATGGCTTCGTTGGATGCACCATCCTGCAACCCGGCCAGTTTCAGAACGCTCGTGTGGAGTGAAAGCGCAGAACTTGCGCCCGTCAGCTGCGTGCTGACCTCCGTATCAGACGCCGTCTCGGGCAGGCCGAGCAGACGCCGGAGTTCCTTCGGGTCCATGCCCGTCTCCTGCTGTTGGTGATGAAGTTGGGTCACGCCAAGATTGGGCGTGTTTGTGAGGGCAGCGCGTGCGATGTAGGTCACGTTGCCACTCTTGTCGGAGGCAAAAACCGGAGACACACCCCGGTATGCCTTATCCGACATCAATTCAGTTCCGCGCTGGTTCCATTCCACGCGCCCCCAGATGCCATTGGCACGGGACTGCAGTTCTACAATCCACCCCAACGCCGGTGAGGAACCACCGTTGGGAGCAGCCAGATCTGTGCTGTGGTTTTCGTCAATCACCAGTTTACCACCCATCTCCTGCATGGAGCGGGTGATGACTTCCTGCGGATTGTTCAGATGGAATGGGCCACGTCCGTCACGTCCCTTGAACGTGCCAGATGGCACCAGATGCAACCATTCCGGCGGTGCACCTGCAGCGCCTTCGGGTAGCGACATGTGATAATGGACAAATTGCAGCGTCATGCTGCTGTTGTGGACTACTCAAGCCACCAATAGGATTGTGCGTGTTTTCGGCAGGATGACCATTTTCCCGGCTTCAGGAATATGGCTCTCAAATTTAGCCGCACAGAGGCGTGCGGGGTTCTACCCCCTAATCTCGGACGCAAGAAGCCTTAAAACGTCTCTAGAACCCTTTTAGGCCCTTTTAGAAACCTTTTAGAGCCTTACCATCACCCCACGATGTCATCCGCGCATGGCACGAGCCAAATATTCTTCCAGCAGATACATCACGTCTTCGCGGTCTTCCTGTGTGAAACCAAGGTAGGGACGTGCCGGAATTTCTACGCTGTCCACATGGAAGAGGATCCCGCCCATTTCAAAAGAAAGCCACCGTTTATTCTTCGGTTGAATGATTCCGCCCAATTGATGAATGCGAGAATACGGAAGAGTAGATCCCCATACCAAACTATTGCCGTGCCGTTGCACCGTCAGACTGGCATATAACCCTGTGCGTGACCAATCATCGCCACGCAAAATGCCAGGACCTTCTTTTGTCTTGGCATATAACGTGTTCAACGGTGCGTAGCTGTCCCATCGCACACCATTCGGATCTACTCCACGTTCCATGCGTCGTCGGGTATTGTTCAGAATGGCCAGCCCTGCTGCTTTCAAGGTCTCGCCCGGATCACGGCCAATGGCAGCAATCCTGTCTAGAGCAGAGCGGATGGGCTGAGTTGATCCAGAAACAATAACTGAAGGCATGGCAATGCGCCTCTTATGCTGCTATAAAAGTAGCGAATGACATGCTGTGATCTGGCGATATTCTCCCGACCAGGGCACGCTTTAATGGCGGAGCAAATTGTGGGGTTACCGGGAGGCCCCACCAGCATGTCATTCCGCATTTCTTTCTACATTCGGAATTTCCAGACTGCCTAACAGGCATTCCCGTGTGCGCATGTATCGTTTTACCTCAGCGCCATTGATTGCGTGAAACGACAGCAGATAGTTTTCCTTGCCGTTTGCGGTGCTCTTGATCAGCATCCGATAAATCTGTTTCCCATATGTGGAGAACAGCATCACATGGCGCTCACTCCCCGCAGACAGAACCATCTGCGTATCGGCCACCAACTGTGGGATCAGCTGATACTCTGACTTCTCAACCTCAGCATGATGGGTCTGGTTTTTCTTAAGGTTATCTTCAGACAACCGCAGGCTGTCACTCTCACTGCGAATAATCTTCTGGATATCTGGCGACAATGTCCCAGCCTCAACCACACCCACCGGATGTTCCAGCAGATCCTCAATCTGCTCTGCCTGAAGCGTTTGTCGCTCAACTGGTGGCAGATCAACGACTGGTTTGCCAGACACCTCTGTGACAGGCGTCAGTGCTGTTTCTGCCCGCTCTTTTTCAGCCTGCATCCACGTTGCACCGGGGTTGCTGTTAAATCCCGGATCAATCCCCACAGGCACTTGCTCTATTTTTCCTGTTGCCGGGTTTTTCCATGGGCGCGTTTCTATCGGTGGCGCTTCAGAAACACTCCATCCAAATTTCTTCAGATCGCGGCGCGAAACAGGCTCAACAGTGCAATGGCAGCGCCATCCATTGGGCGGAAAGTGCGTTGCAAACCACGGATCGTTTGCAGGCAGGATCATGCCATCCCATGCCAGATGCTGGGCACGTGGGTGCTCACAGGCATGGTGGCGGTAGCGCCAGTAGGGAAACATCTCCAGCGCTTCAGGCGTGGTCAGCTGCCTGTATTGGCCCGCTGCATACGCGGTGCTGATATTGGTCTGGTAAATAATCATGGCGCGCCATCCAGGCGTTCCATTGTATTCCCATCCATAACGCTTGGTGAGGTCTGGAAAGCCCTTCACAAGCTCTTTTAACGTTGTTTTACCACGTAGCGCTTCGTCAATACCGCGCCGGAAATCGTTCAGCAGCGCATCAGACGCGGCACCTGCAACGGTAAAGCTGCGCGCATGCGCTTCCGCTTCCAGCTCTCCGAATGTGGCAGATTGCACATTGGCTTTTTGCCGTAGGAAAGAAATCGCCTCCTTAGGTGCCAACCCAGCTGCCGATACAATGCTGTCAGGCACGCTGCATGCTCTCCAGCATAGCCGCCTCACCAGCCAGTTCAGCCATCAGCAATCCCATGCTCATGGCATGCTGGAACGCATCGTCAGACAAACCCAGCGTATCCAGCCTGTCACGTAAGTTCTCCAAGCTGGTAGCCTGTTCGAATTCCGCTCTCACAGCATCCTGCATGGATGCCAGGCCGCGTTCTGCTTCGTGGGACAGGCTCTGCGTCAGAACGTCCACCAACGCAGGTTTCTGAACCGCATGCCGCCGTAACAGTTTCCCCAGTGCGGCATTGAGTTTCAATTCCGTCTGTTCAGGATCATCCGCACCTGGAGCACGGGCGCTTTCGTTCGTGGGCGGCGGAACGTGAGCTGGATTATCCTTTGGTGGCTTGTTTTCAGGAGGCAACACGCGGGATGGCAACGGCTGCTGCGGTTGGGCCGTCACACCAATCACAACGTCTCCGTCTTCCGGCGGTGTTAAACCGCTTCGCGCATAGATATCGTCTGCACGCACCTTCAATCCTTGCGGACCTAGGTTTTGCACCAGCGCCGTAATCTCAGCCAACGGCACTTCATCAGGGCGTCCGATCACCACTTCAGGATAATTTCCATCCGGCGGAGATCCGAACTTCATGTCGATCATTGGTTTGATGATTTGATTATTGGCTGTGTGGCTGATCAGCAGGGCATCTGCACGCTCAATATCGTCCTGCACCAGTTTATGCACAGATGCAGCTGCGTGCGTGCCCTGGCGCGCATCAGTGGTGCCGGTCTGGCCTAAAACGGCTTTACTGGTCTGCTCATCTAGCCATTTGCATCGGCGTTCGTGCACATCGTTGGAACCTGCACCATTTTTCGGTTCCACAAAATCCAGTTCCATCCCCTTGGGGATCATACATCCTAGAACATTAGCGATACTGGCAACGGCCTGCCATAGTTTATTGCGATCATCATCCGTGCTGTCTGGCCCATATTTACCAACACGCATCGGTAGTCCAAAATTTTCGACAAAGACGCCCCAATCACGGGTGCTGAACAGTTTGAACAGACTGTTGAACGCAATAGCGCGTGTTAATCCAGAATGCAGCGTCAGGCCTGACCACGATGGGTGTTTGTGCACCACACAGCTGTAGGGCGGCAAAGTGGCAAACCCAATCTCTTCTACAGCACCATCAATGTCCGGCGTGAATGAACTGCCAGCATCCGTACGCATCTTAACAGTTTCGCCGTCTTGATAAGACACGTCAAACCAGCGTTGTGGGCGATACGTCAATTTGCGTGGCCAGTATCCGGCAGCATTCGCATTCCAGGAGACGGAGAGAACTGAAAACCCCTTTGCCAGTGCATCCATCATGTCAAACAATGCCGCACGCAAAATGCCCTTTTTCACCCAGTCGCGCACATAATCAGCATGTTTCTGGTGGATAGGATCAGAGCTGGCGGCTTCAACGGAAATCGGCAACTGACTGATAGTGCGTTTGCGCGTGCTCAGCACACCCAGATAATGCAAATCCTTCTGCTCAATCAGGGAACAGAATTCCTGCCATTGCTGGCTGTCACCATCTGATGCCGCACGCAACATATCTCCCACCATGGCAGGATTAACCCATTCCATGGATAACGTGCTGATTGCAGAGCGCGATCCCAGCACTGTAGGGCCAGCAACGTCCTGCCGCAATGTAGATAGCTGAATGGGTTTTCCGTACTGATCAAGCAGCGCCATGCTAGTTCCCTTTCTGGCAGGCACGCACCTGATCACGCAGGCCACCGTAATCACGCATGGCGCGATGCGTCATAGGTGTATCTGTGTGGGCAACCAGTTCCTGAGCCAGCGTTTGTTCATCCGTGCGTGAATACGGAACAAGCGTTGGGCATACGGGCTTTGGTATGTAAGCAGAGCACGCAGCCAGAAATGATATGCCCGCATACGCCCCCAATAAAATCATCAGGCCCTGCACATTGCGTGACATCAGAAGTTTCCTTTGTTCAGGCGATCCACAACATCGGCATCATCGGCAGGAGCGGTTGCCTGCGCCTGCGCCATGTTCTGCTCAACTGCTAGGGTCGTCGTATCGTTTTTGCTTTGAGCTGCGGCATCTTCTGCCGTCTGTTTCTTCTGGGCTGCCTGCCACAATGCCCAAGCAGCCCAACCGGCAGCCGCCAAAATCAGCACCACCAAAATGGTCAGACATATCCACGCAATATTGCTCATAATCTCACAGATCCTCTCAATCCGGTGCTGTTGCGAAATCCAGCACGGTCACGGGCGATCTCGTCTTCAATCGGCCAATCATGACTGGATGCGTTGCCAAATGCGGATGGCAGCGCACGTGGCACCGGCGTAAACCCATATTCTTCCGGCTCTGCACGGCTGGCGGCGTAGGCCATTGCCAAAGCCACCGCAGCATCGCCATGTCGGTTTCCAGTTTTGTCTGTGGTACGTGCATCGGGAATACGGGCCACACCGCGCACCATTTTGAGGGCACGAATATCATCCTGAATATCGCGGTCTCGCGGGAGGCTCAGCATTCCGTCTTCAAACGCAGCCTTCATAGGTGGCATGTTTTCTCGATACCAGCTTTCAGACAGCATCACGGCCTCAACACGACTGCCGTAACGCTGCACAGTCACTTCTGCCAGATACTGGCCATTGCCCCGCGCATCCATCTTCCCAGCCCGGAAGCGGGGTAATCCATCCAGAACAAAGAACAACACGCGCTTCTGTTCTTCAAACGGGATGTTTCGCAGTTCCAGCACAAAGGCCGTGCGGCGCTTCAGGTCTTTCCCGATAGCCATCACCCAGATTACGGTCAGATCTCCGCTGCGCCCGAAATCCTCACCAAACACGTAAGGGTCATTAGGGTTCAGACTATCCAGAACCGGCATGATCTCGTCACGACAGAACGCCAGCGTCTCCGTCTTGCGAATGTCTTCGGGCAAGAGGGCAAATTCTGATTTTCGATCCCAGCGAATAACTGGCACATCTACGGAACTGCGCGCTTCAATTAACGGCAATGGAATATATGTTCCCGTGCTGGGAGACGGAATGCAGAACAATTCTTCATCTGCTGCATCCCCGTAGAATTTGATAATTTTACTGCGCCACGCATCTTCTTTAACCTGCGTCCATTCGTCGCCCTTTTTCTCGCAGATCTTGCGGAACAACCCATCCCTTAAAGCATCATCAAAGGTTGTTCTAAGCAGCTTGTAAGGTTTCCGTCCGGACAGGATGTCCTGCACCAGGAGATTGAACGGGTTCGTGTCGCCATTATGGGTGCTGATAACAAGCACCTTGCCGCCCCACATCAGCAACGCCAGAGCAGCTTTCAGAAGTTCTTCCAGATCATCATGGAAGGCGGCTTCATCAATAATCACCAATCCCTGCATACCGCGCAACGCACGCGGCACAGAGGGAAGAGCCAGAACCTTGTTCCCAGATGCAAAATCCATACGAAAGACTTTGACATCTTTCTCAGGTCGATCAGGATCATGAAAAAAGCTTTCCCGAACCTCACCGACTACCGCCTGCATGATTTCCGCGTGTTCCGCGCAGTAATCAATAAATTCACGGGCCATTTCCAGATTATAGCCCATGTAAAAGACATCCATGCCACTGTCCGCCTGCGCAAGACCAGCTACAAGATCGCCAATAAAAGATGCACACCAGGACAAACCTGTGCGTCGTGACTTTTCCACGACTGTCACAGGATTTTCCCATACGGATGCCATGCAGTCAGATTGGTACTTCAG